TATGTTAATCGTATTACTAACCTAGAAGCCAAGATAGGTGGATTAGGTGAAACAGAAAACGAAATGAAAGTAATTGAAGAACGCTTTGCATCTATAGAAACATCTGTTCAGTTTTTAGAAAAAGAAATAGACAATATTAAAGTTCCTGATGTTACTGAAATTAAAACAGACATTGCTACTATTAAAGCTGATTTAATAAGTTTAGAAAAAGATTTAAGTAAATTAGAAAATAAAGACGATAATCCATTAAACGGATAATGCGTTATTTATTAGGCATTATTATACTTACGAGTTGTACAGTACCTATGCCTAAAAAAGAATGGTCTGATGCTTATGATCCTGAGCAATGGCGTAATCAATATAAAGTTTGCAAACATTTAATAAATACAGAGTTATGGACAGAGTGCATGGGAGAGTTTAATAAAAATGAGTAGAATTTTATTAGGTGTACTTGCAATATTAGGTTTGTTTACTTTTTTTCTTTGGAATGAAAACTCTAGACTAGCAGAGCTTAATCAAGCATTTGAATTAAGAAATCAAGAACAAAAAGAAGCTATTAAAACTTTGCAAGAAGATTTTAAAACGCAATCAGAAGGTTTATTAGAAATACAAAAAAGAAACAACGAAATAGAATTAGAAATGACTCGTTATCTTGATATATTTAAAAGACATAACTTAACTAAATTAGCTATTGCTAAACCTAATTTAATTGAAACAAGGGTAAACAATGGAACAAAAAAAGTATTTGATAGCATCGAAGAAGTTAGCAGGACTATTGATGGTCTTGACGATAATCTCCAGTTGCAGTCTGTTTCCGAGTAGACAACAAGTAGAAATTATTTCTAAACCTATAGAACGATCTATAGCACAACCAGTTATGCCTCGTGAAATATCTTTAAACGATCCATATTGGTATGTTGTTTCAGATAAAAATTTAGATGAGTTTCTTGCACGAATAGAAAAAGATAGTGGTAATGTTGTATTTCTTGCTATGTCAGTACCCGACTATGAGTTGATGGCATACAATACACAAGAATTAAAACGCTATATCAGTGAGTTACAAGAAGTAGTTGTATATTATAGAAAAGTTACTACACCGCAGGAGAATAAATGAACATATCACAAGAAGGAATATCTTTAATAAAAAAATTTGAAGGATGTGAATTAGAAGCATATCAATGTGCAGCAGGTGTTTGGACTATAGGTTATGGTTCAACTAAAAATGTAAAAGAAGGAGATACTCTTACGCAAAAAGAAGCAGATAATTTGTTATTACATGAAATGCAAGAGTATGAAGGTTATATCAAAGAGCTAGTAAAGGTTCCTCTTAAACAAAATCAGTTTGATGCTTTAGTATCTTGGGTATTTAATCTTGGTCCAGCTAATTTAAAAGCATCTACTATGTTAAAATTTTTAAATGCAGGTGATTACCATTTAATTCCAAGCCAAATAAAAAGATGGAATAAAGCAAGTGGTAAAGTTTTAGAAGGATTAATAAGACGGAGAGAAGCAGAAGCATTAATGTTTGAAGATAAAGACTGGAGTGCTGTGTAATGCCTTTAGTTAAATATGTTTTTAGACCGGGTATAAATAAAGAAGGTACTAACTATAGCAATGAATATGGTTGGTTTGATGCTGACAAAGTAAGATTTCGTAAAGGCAAACCTGAACGCATAGGTGGCTGGGATAAATTTACTGATGGAAGTTTTATTGGAACTTGTAGAAAACTATACCCATATAAAGCTATTGATGGCGATCAGTTTATAATACTTGGCACTCATCAAAAACTATATGTTCTTAATGGAGATGTTTATTACGATATAAATCCTATTAGAGCTACTTCTACTAATGGTGTTGTATTTGCAGCAACTGATGGATCATCTACTATTACAGCTACTGACGATGCACATGGAGCAGTTGAAGGAGATTCTGTTACTTTTGCACAGGCTGTTAGTTTAGGTGGAGTAATTACAGCTACTGTTTTAAATCAAGAATATCAAATTGACTCTGTTCCTACTGCAGATACTTACACTTTTACTGCTAAAGATAGTGATGATAATACTGTTACTGCTAACTCAAGTGATACAGGTAATGGTGGTTCAGGTGTAGATGGTGTATATCAAATTAACTCAGGACTAGATGTTTATGTTCGTTCTACTGGTTGGGGTGTCAATCCTTGGGGAGCAGGAACATGGGGATCAAAAGCTGATTTATCTTTAACTAATCAACTTAGATTATGGACTATAGATAATTTTGGTGATGATACTCTTGCTGCACCTAGAGGTGGACCAATATATTTTTGGGATGAGTCAGATGGTTTAAGCACTAGAGCTACATTACTATCAGCAGAATCAGGTGCAAGTGATGTTCCTACAGCAGTTATACAAGTAATGACCTCTGATGTAGATAAACATTGTATTGCATTTGGTTGCAATCCTATAGGCTCAAGCACTATAGACCCTTTACTGGTAAGATTTTCTGATAGAGAAAGTGCAGTAGATTGGACTCCTACAGCAACTAATCAAGCTGGTGGCGTACAACTTTCACAAGGTTCTGAAATTATTGGAGCACTTAGAACAAGACAAGAAATACTTATATGGACTGATGTAGGCATTGTTTCTATGCGTTTTGTTGGTGAACCATTTATATTTTCATTTACAGAAGTAGGAGAAGGAGCATCTCTTATAGGACCTAATGCTGCTGTAAGTGCTAATAATAAAGTTTATTTTATGGATGTAGGTGGTTTTTATAGTTATTCAGGTTCTGCACAAAAAATACCTTGTACAGTATTAGACTATGTTTTATCTGATTTAAATCAAAATCAATCATTTAAAGTATTTGCTGCAGTTAATAACATTGCTAATGAAGTAATGTGGTTTTATCCATCAGGAACTAATACAGAAATAGATAAATATGTTTTATTTAACTATCTAGAAAATGTTTGGAGTATAGGTACAACTGATGATGACTTTGTAAGAACAGCATGGGATCAAGCATCAATACTAGAATATCCTATAGCTGCAAGTAAAAATAATTCAAGCAATCTTAACTATGTTTACAATCATGAAAAAGGTCATGGCAATGATGGCAGTAACTTTAATGCTTATATTGAATCAAGTGATTTTGACTTAGAACCAGATGGAGAAAAGTTTACTTTTATATCTAAACTAATACCTGATGTGCAGTTTAGAGATCAACAAGGTACAAGTGATAGTGTAACTTACACTATTAAAGGGAGAGACTATCCACTACAAGATTTAACTACATTACAAACTATTGATGTAACACCTAACTCTACATTTTCTAATACTAGAGCTAGAAGCAGACAGGCTGCATTAAGAATATCTAACTCATCTAGTGACTATGGATGGCGAGCAGGTGATCTTAGATTAGAAATTAGACCAGATGGTAAAAGATAATGGCTGATATAAAAACAATAGCATTACCTTTACCTAGTCAAGAGTTTGATTCAAATAATGAAGCTGTTACACGCAGATTAATAGAACAAGCTATAGAAGATATTAACGCTAGAATTACTTTAACAGATAAAATGAAGTCTACTACTATAAGCAAGGCTTCTAGACGACAACAATTTTTACTTATGGGAATGAAACATGGCTGATAATCTTAAAGTATTAGGACAGTTAGACCCAGCAGCTACCACAACTACTGTGTTATATACAGTACCAGATATGACACAAACAACAGTTAGTTCTATTGTTGCAGCAAATCGCACAGGTTCTGCTATTACTTTTAGACTAAGTGTTCATGTAAGTGGAGCAGGTGCTGATGATAAACAGTATATATACTATGATAAATCAGTCGCAGCTAATGATTCCCTAGCAATCGTTTTAGGTATAACATTAAATCAAACTGATGTTATCAAAGTTTACACAAGTGCAGTTGACATGAGTTTTAATATGTTTGGCTGTGAAACCAAAGAGGAAAGATAAAGAATGGATATAAAGCAACAAACACAAAATGTAGCTAATCAAGGTCGTTATGGCGATTCCATGTTAATGCATGTTAATCCAGCAGAAGTGCAAGGTTTAGCATCCATGATGCCTTTAACACAAAATCCACAAACAGGACAACCTGAAGCATTCTTACCATTTTTAGCACCACTACTTGGTAGTTATGCTGGAGTAGGTTTACTTGGTGGTTCATTAGGTAGTGCAGCAGCAGGAGCTATTGGCTCAGGACTAGCTACAGCTATAGCAGAAGGCGATCTTAAAAAAGGAATTATGGCTGGTATAACAGGATTTGGTCTTGGTAAAGTATTGGGTCAAGTAGGATCAGAAGCAATTCCAAAAGGAGAAGAAGCTTTTGCAGATGCAGTTGCAAAAATACCAGATGCTAATGCAATTACAGCACAGGCAACAGGTGATGCTGCTCGTACAGCAGCAGAAAAAACAGCAATGGATACATTTAGAGGAATTGTACCTGAGGCTCCTATTACAAATACTATTGCAGATGCAACAAATATTGCTGGTCAAGCTGGCACAGGTGCATTACCTGCAGGGCTTCAACCCATTGTTCCTGAGCCTACATATATGGAAGGTGTTGGAAATAGATTTGCTGCTATGAATAAAAATTTACTTAGCGGAGATACATTAACTGCTTTATCTCAACCATCTGCTTACTTGCCTATAGCTATGGGCGAAGGGCAAAGAGGTGTAATGGAAGCACAGGAACAATTTGAAAGAGATATGGCTCAGTTTGAGTTAGATAAAAAAAGAAGACGAGATCAACTATTTGCTGATAATCCAGAACAAATACCATTTAGTTCTCCTTTTTATGGGGCTAGTGGTGGAATAGTTTCTTTAGCAGAAGGAAAAAAAGTTCCAGTTATGCCAGATGATCCTACTCAATCATCACAACCTATACCGCAAGTAGATAATAGTTTTGAAGCAGCTATGGCTGGTGCACAAGACTATATGTATATGCCACCACCAGAACCTACAATTAGTAGATTTGAAGACCCTAAAGGAACTGAAGTTATGGTTGAAAATCAACTTACAGGTGAGATGGAAGGCACAGGTCAATTTAAACCACCTAGTAGTTATAGACCCGGTATTGACGCTGAGTTTAATTATTTTCCATTAAGTAATAGACCAGCTACATACAATCAAAATTATCTTGAAAATGCAGGATATGGTGGTCCACTTGCTGGATTTATAAATCAATATTTGTATGGCGATACTACTGGTATTGGGCAAAATGAATATAATCAATCATATAATGCAAATGCTACTATGTCTGATGGCAGTCCTATTATGGCTAATGTAAAAAATGATTTTATGGCTGGAGTAAATCAATATTTGCAATCTAATCCATATGCATCTAATCCATATTTAAGTGGAGATTCTTCTTTATTATTAAGAGATGATATAGGTGCAGCATCTGCAGACTATTTAGAATATTTAAAAAATCAAGAATCTAGAGAACAAGGTGGTGGAGATTTAGCTAGTGGTGGTTTAATTGGTTTAGCTGAAGGAAAAAAAATACCAGAAGATAATAAAGGTCTTAAAGCACTAGCAGAAAAAAGCCCACAAACTGTAAGAGATATGGGGTTTGATTTTCAAGCTGGTGGAATGATGCCTCAACCACAAGAAGTTGAGCAACTTACTATGGCTATTACAGGCAGTATTCCAAATGGCGATGCAGTAATAGATATGTTTATACAAAAGTATGGCAATGAAATATTTATGCAAATACGAGAATCAGTATTAAATCCTACACAACAAGC